TCGTGGACATAATGCAACGCTACTTTCAGACTATGTTTTGCTTTTTCAAGACTATTCCAGTTGGGATGCTCTGTATTTGCAACAACTGTTCGCAAAACACCATGGAAAAGCCGGAATTGCTTTAAGCTCCGCTCCTTCTGGACACCATAGGTTTTCATCCTGATGATCTGGTTTTCCTTATATTCCTTCAGGGCTTCCATATCTTCTTGTGAAAAAGGATGTGGGATACCTCCCCTCATTTGTGCGGCGACTTCTATCATTTCATTTCTCTAAAATAGCTTTAGTTGTTCTGATGTTTTTCTTTCTGCCATACAAATCGTGTCGTTATGTGCGCCCCCGTGACAGACTAATAAAATTTCTTCTTTATTGAATCCCCTTTTCGTTCCCATCCCAATAGTATTCCAACCAAAAGAAAGAACAACTCCACCGATTTTTAATATTTTGGCAATAGCATTTCTTGTTAATTTCCAACTTCCATATTCATGTGTATCTTCATAGCTCATCTTTAAACCAAAATTATGATAGCATTCTTTTATTTGCCTTGTTGAATAAGGAGGGTCAAAAACAATCAAATCCGCCGGAACTCCCGTTTCGTGTATTAGTTTCAGAAAATCCAGAGCCTTCATGTGTTCCTTCGCCTTTGTTTTCGGATTTAAGTCGTTTGTATAGGTACATCCTTGAAAATTCCTTGCAAACGGGTCTACAGACATTTTGCTTAACTTTAAATAATATTCTACAAAAGCACCAATCGGCGGAATTTTAAATGTTTCCTTATTTGGCATTGCCCATTCACGTCTAATTTTCATTGTTTTGTTTCTTTTTTGCAGTCTTACATTTCTGGTCTGTTCTGTTTGTGTTGCCCATTTACAATTTTCTTTATAGTATCCTTTGTCGTTATCAATCCTCTTAATCGACAAACCCCTTGGGTGATCACCCATATCTTTGAAGAAATTCACAAAAAATATCCATTTGGCGCAAACAGTAATGCCTCTACCTCCATAATGATGATAGTCAGGATTATTTTTATTCGTACAACGCTGCAACATAGCCACCCAAGTTCTATATATTCGCGAATACCGCATTCCGTGTGTTGTTCCTCCCATTTTATTTACTCCATTAATTTCACTAGCGCATCTAATTCTCTCAGGAATTTAATAAGCTCTACCTGAAGGGTGGAAATGTAATCCTCGTCTCGGAACATTCGCTTAATAAATATGTAGTTTTTGCTTTTCAGCAAAGGACTGTATGATACAAAATCCCACCACGCACAATCGCACACAAAAAGACACCCCTGTATTTGCGCTTTGTGAGACGGAGGTACCCTGTTTGCAATAACCGTTTCGATCTGGACTTCAGGGATAACGGACTTGATTTCTATTCCCCCTTCATACCCCACCAGACCGTCTGGACTTGCCCCAACCCATCCACGCTTGCAGAATCCTATCTGATCGACTGAATTGCCTGTGACAAACTCATACTCTTTTCTAGCCTGGGGTTCTTGCTTGGTGCCTCTAATCATATCTTGATCCTGGTAGGTATCTCTGCGTTCGCCAGTGAGAATTTCAGCGGCGAGTTTTAGCATATATCCATTGCGGCTTTTGCCTTGTCCTTTTGCCAAAACCTTAGCAAACGATCCGGCAGATACTATTCCAAGTTTAATCTGGAACCATTCAGGGCTAAGTTGAGGGAATGTGTATATTTCAACCATTGCTATTTTTTTCCTAATGCAACCAATTCGGCTTCGGCTTCTTTTTTGGCTTTGGCTTGAATTTGAGCATCCTCTTTCGCCTGGAGACCAGAAATTGCCCTGCCGTATGCAACCAGCGGGATTTTCTCAATCGATTCCGCTTCTATGTATTTCAGGAAATCGGCCTTTTTAGTTTTTGTGGCTTTAATGAAATCGGTTATCTCGGTCTTCATATCGACCGTGATAAACTCTATCTCCTCTGTTTTCCCTGCTGCATTTCCGTTATCATCATCTCCAGTTGGGATGTTAAATATAAGGCACGTTAAATATCTGCGTCCATACGAAAACGCAGAGCCCTCACCATGAATTTGAGTCATCATAGCTTTACCTGCTATTCCGGTTGTCTGAATTGTGAAGTCTCCATATCGTTGCTTTGTGTGCCCTTGTTCATGCATAATATCTACACAAACTCTTTTCTGCTTTTCGTTTGGGGTTTCTCCCTCATAAAACATAAGAGAAAATCCTTCTGCTGTATAAATAGGTTTGGCAGAAAGTAATACAGTTTTTAAGTTTGCATACTTGCTGTCTGTTTGAGTATTCTCTGATTTTGCCACAACGAGTTCTATTTTATTTTGCGCTCGTGTCATGGCGGCATTAAAAGACTGTTCTGCATCCCGATCAAGTACGTGTTCTTGCATTTCCATTATTTGTTTGATCTTGGCTACATCAACATTTGGATTTGCGACCAACCTTTCAATAGATGCGAAAAAAGCCGATTGCTGGTCTGTCGCTTTTACCGGTAGATTATTCTCTCTTTCAACAACTCTCCTGTCCTCGAATTTCTCAACATCTGTGGCTTTTTCATTCATTACATACCCTCCACTTGGTTTTGTATTCTTTGAAGAGCCGTCTCAATTCCATCCAAGCCAGCGTTCAATATCCCTAATGCTTCCTTGCTTTGAAGTTGCGGGGTGGGATTATTCGTTTGGTTGAAAGATTCAATCCAGGCAAGCAACTTTTCTTTATCGGGTTTTAAAAATTCAAGCCTTCTTTTTTCGGCCACTTCCCTTTCCTCTTTCTCCTTCAATTCCCTGGTCTCTCGTTCAGCCTTTTCTTTGGCATCTTTCTCTGCCTGAATCTTGGCATCCTCCGCGACTTTTTTCTCAAAGGTCTCTCTGTTTTTACGGTCTTCCTCTGCTTTTTTATCAGCTTCAATCTTATCCCGTTCGGCCTGTAGCGCCTTTTCCTTTTCTTCTTGCTCTTTGGCCTTTGTCTCCTGTTCCTTTTTAACTTTCTCTATCTCGGCACGGTCATCGGCGAGTCTTTTTTCTTCGGTCTCTTTAGCCTTCTTTTCTTCTTCAAGGCGTAGCTGTTCGATGTGGTTCTTTTTGGCAGCAGCCTCAAACATCTCATCGTATATTTCATCTGTCATCATAGCAACATCGAAGTAGGGCAAAACAACGCCAACGGTAAACAGTTCATCAACTCTATCCTGGGTACGCTTTTTTTCGAGAGCTTCCTTTTCGGCCTCGATGCGCTTTATCTCATTGGTGATCACTTCTTCCTCGTTTTTCAGGTGTGTCTCAATCGGTTCCATTAAAGCAAGTAGCTTTTTTGCATTTGAATTGTTGTTTTTGATATACGCTTGTGCGTCCTCATTCGCGCTTTTTCGCAACTTATTAACAGCATTACGGTGTTTGACCATAACCATTCTGGCCGAGTGAACCGACTCTATACCCTCTTTATCGTCAATGTCTTTAATAGCTAAGTGCATATAGATATCTGACATTTTGGCGATTTCCGCTTCATTTATATTGTACTTTACGATTTCCATATTATCCCTCCTTTATAAGTGTTTCCTTCACCGTAGGTCTTACTTCGTGATAATAACAGTTGTTGCAATTAAACACCGCTGGATGGCTTTCCGATTGAATCAAATCATGCTCTTCGCCGTTAAGGGTGCAGTCGGAATAAGTATTATAAACAATGCAAGATTCAGCATAAAATTTCTTCCCGCAGTATTCGCATTTAAATTCAACTCTTTTCTCCAATTCCGAAGCAACAGAATGATCATCATCCTGGCATATTTTGTCACAGTATGGACATTCAATACTTGGTTTGTAGATATGGTATTTGAAATTCATTTAATCACCATTCATGCTGTTAGTACATAATAAGTTTTGTCAATATGCACCCGATATCTTCCATGATTCATAACTGTTACAATATCAGGATAATCTAATTTATCCACTCCGGCATATATTTCTGCTGCGCGAAAGGGACCATGCGTTTTTATCTTTGTCCATTTTTTAGTTCTTTTTGTGCAACGACATTTGTAAGTTTTCATTTTATCACCATTTAATAAGAAACCCATAAAAAGGTAATTCGTGATGTTTTTCGATAAAATTAAGCAATTCATCGAAAGACATAAATCCATCTGCCAATGCCAAAACTTGCCTTTGGGCAGGGTTAAGTGAAGCAATGCCAACAGTTACATTTCTTCCCTCAAAGACAATTGGAATAGAAGCAATACATTTAGCCTCTTTAAGTTTTCTGCAATATTGAGTACGCATACCAGTATAAAGATATAGAGTCTGCCCTGGCTGCGGATTCCGGCAATCTTTTCGGCGTGGTCTTATTGTTTGCCGTTTCGTTCCCGATTCAACAAGGGGGGCAAAGCGTTTTAAGAAGTTTAGGGCTGGCATTATTCAATCTTCATATATGGTATATTCGGGTCAATCGAATTAACCCTGTACTCAAGATGATTCAGTCGTTGATCGATGTCATATTCAGCTATAGCCAGCATCAGGAATAATACAACCACAAATATTAGCCAAGAAACACCGACTGCATATTTGAATTCGTCATGGATTAGTTGCATCAGCTTTTTCATGTTTTCACCCTATCCGCATTTTCGAGAATTTCGTCCTCAATTTCGAGAAGATGTTCCAACAGAATTTCTTTAGTTACTTCCCAGGGGAGCTTATTGCCAAATATTTCTATTGATTCCACTTCGATATAAGCCGGTATCTCTGGCGAATGGTACGTCATTGGTTCTTTTCTATTCAGCGTAAAATGCACCTTGATAGGTATTTCTATTTCGGTTTCATATACGTCTGACATAGAACCTCCTTCCGAGAGTTTTACCACCCACTCACAAGGTCTTTAAGGAGGATTGGCAAGCACAGTTATGGAAGTCAGCACACCTCTGTGACAACTCATAATGAACGCAGAATGGTGTAGACTTGCCAATTCCGCCACTGATCTCACATTTAAAGAACATTTACTTTTAACCAACCTTAATTTCTGGCGCCTGTAATCTTTTTATTATCAGACCGTAAATTGTGAGTTGATTAAAAAATAGGAGCGCAGGCTTTGCAACCATAACTTTCATCCGGCGGCTATTTCCCATGTGCTGGATTCTGTTAGGGACCGCCACTCTGAGATTTCAAATTCTGGTATCCCGCAAGTGACCAAGGCAAGTGAAGGTTTATTCCTGTTAAGGCACTACTTGCCGTCTTGTCTTATTAGACGCTCCCGTTTACAGGCTCTACCCGTTAAAACTTCACAGATAACTACATTCAAGGACAGTTAAAACAGGTTTCGCCTGTTAGTTATAATTCTTTCCAATATTTTTTATAACATCCCCCTGAACATAGCAGGGGGCTACCAAGATGATTATATTCATAAAGCCCACCATGCTCATTACGACCACCACAACATTCACAATTTTCGGATGAAGCTAATTCTTCATCCATCCATGAAACTTTGCTGGTAATTTTTTCAACTTTCATATCGGCTCCTTTCTATTTGTGGGTTAATCCCATTTGTTGCTTATATATGGCCTTTCATCTTTGCGTTTAATAAATGCCATGCTTCCCTATATTTAAAATATTTGTTTTTAGCTTGAGGATAATTAGATTTATGGGCTAAGATATAAATTGTTTGATTTGGCTTTAAAATATGAGCTGGTATAATAAAAAATGATTCGAGAAATTTATGGTAGCAAGCAAAAAAATCTATCTCTTTAAAATACGATAGTCTTGTTGAAAAATAGTATCGTGGAGTAATACATTTTCGATATTTAAATCCGAAAGATGCCCTTGTTTTTATTTGTCTTCCGTTTATAAGCAGCCCTTTGCCAGAACATAATATTTTTACATTAAAACTTCTTTTTTTACATTCATTGAAAAATAAAAGCTCTACATCTGCATTCATTTTCCAACTTCTAGTATATTCTATTACTTTTATTCGGGGATCGTAGGCGCAGGATAATTCTTTGTTTATTTTTTTTCTAGTCTTCATGCAGGTTGTTTTATATATCCGGTTGAAAATTTGTCTTGCACGTTCTCTTGTAAATCCATGTTTCCTACCAATATCAGCAAGTCTCCAATAAGGGTTGATTTTTATCTTTTTAAAATCATCTAATATTTCAACCCCGTATTTATCCACAAGCCTTGTTTCAAATTTATTTAGTTTGAAAAATTCTTTATTTATTTGGAGCATGGAGAGAT